ATTAGGGTTACCCTCATAATGTTTAGCCAGGTCTTTAATTGTTTCAATAGATCTAACGTGGGTCCCGACGTGAATGTCAACAGGCACGGTGCGTCCCATGCGTTTTGCTCTTTGTACAGCACCACCACCAAACTCACCTCCACCAGTCAAAGCTTCGATTGGATCTCTGTATACATACGCAACCGTTACATCTTTCCCAGCGTCCAGGGCTTCATCAATCTTTTTCATTGAGCTTGGGAATCCCGCAAGATTCGTGTCGTAAACAATTTGTGATTTCACAGTCTTTTCTAGCAGCACATCATTCAGGGCCGTAGATTTACCAGCGCCAGTTCCGCCACCTGTAAATAACACCTCGTTAAATTTACCAGGTGGTGGTGGCTCTGAAAGTAACTTAGCGTAATAAGCCTTGGTAAATGCCGAAGCGGGTTCGTGAACCGCTGCACTTAATGTTCTGTCGGCCACATAATCTGGGCTTAGCTCTCTGGCCAGGTCCGTATTGATGATGCGTCCACCATCTGAGTCGGGTAAGTTCCTGTATTGATCGATCGCGCCGTCTAGATCTGCATTCAGCTGTTGTGTAAACCTGGTTTCTATTTCTGCCATTTCTTTTGGCAGCTTAGTATCTGGTGATACCTTCAATGTGGTCGCGCCCCTGGGCAATGCTCCTATGCCCTGGTCAATGTCTTTACCCATACGGCCCGCTGTCAGCAAGGTTTTCGCGATTTTTGGGGCCTTTAGGACCCCAGCAGCTACTGGACCAACAAAAGGTATGCCATAAGCAGCATCCCCAACTATTCCTAGACTTTGGAGTCCCGCATCAAAATATCTGCCCTCACCTAAATTTTCGGCCAGGGACGGCATCGACTCGCCAGCAAATGCGTCTTGTAACTCGGCCTCACTGGTAGGAAAGCTTGCCATCGCGCCGGCAGCATCTGTGACTCCCGCGCCTGGTGCAAACTGGGCACCCAGGTAAGCGGCTTGCGCTGGTGTCGGTTTCAATTGTTCCATGGCTGCTTGCTGAGCTTCAATCAGCATCATGTCGCGCTCAAGTTTTGCCTGGGCTTGCTGGGCAAAGAAGTCTTTGATTCGCTCCAGGTAACCGTCGTCTTGGATTTCAGCCATTAGCCTCTACCGTATAAACCAGAGTTTTGGTTCTTAATGACAGCTCCACCTGACGCTGCAAATGTTTTTACGTTTGTCGGCTTACCGCCAACACCCTGTTTCTTTGATCGTTTGCGGGTAACCGCGGATTTGATTTGTGATTTGCTCATACCGGAGGCTTTGGCTGCCGGTACGCACTTTGGGTATTTTCTTTTGGCGTCAGCCTTTTGTTTTGACCGGCCGCACTTTTTAAACCCGCCGCCCTTCTTGGGAGATCCTATATCAACCCAGTCTTCTTTGAACCATTTGGTTAGTCCGCCCTGAGTCTTAGCCACGAGGTACTCTGGTCTTTTTGCGCTTGCTTTCCATCATAGCACCACAGCCTCTGCCCTGGACCATTACGGTTCCGCCGTTCTCATAAAAGCCCATCTTGTTCCTCACCCTGGTCGGCAGCTTACCTAGTCCCTTATTGCCCGCGGGCACAGGTGGTAGATTTTTTTTCATTTCGCCTCCCTTGGCCTTATAGGTACCACCCATTTTCTTGTATTCCTTCACCATATACGCATTGGCGTATGCAGAAGGGTATACATCAAATTTGGCCTTGGCTTTCGATTTGGCCTTTGAATAAAGCGATGGATTTTTTACATTACTAGGAATCCCGCCTTTCTTCATTTTGATCGCGTCCAGGGTCTTTGCCTGTTTTGCGTGCAAATTACTCGCTTTTTTCAGGGCCTTGGATACTTTTTTAATTTTCTTCTGTGTGTTTTTCTGGATAGCCATAGATATATTATTAAACGGTTGAGGTAAATTTGCAACGATAGAGGTCCCAGTTACGTTTCATAACCTCAAACCACTGGTCCATAGAAATTACACAATTTAAATATGGGTCTACCTCCCATTCCGGATTTATAGCGTACATTGGTAGACAAACTTGTATGGGTTTTCGGTTGTACCGAAAAATCAGAACCGGTATTTTTTCTCCAGCGGCCTCAATGGTCTGCTTCAACCATTCGGGTTTGTAGGCCCACCCCTCTTTGTAGTGTTTGCATTCGACCGCATGAAATGGAATGTCGATGTCGGTGAGGTTAGCGGTTTGATATTGGTCCAGGTTGCGTTTGCAGCTGAAATCGATCCCCTCTGTTTCAAAGAAGTTATTGATCTCTTTTACGACGGCCCTTTCAAATGTTGCGCCTTTTGTGCGACTCAATGCTGACATGGTTATCAAGTATACCATCTAACCGGCGCGAAAGTAGGTGCTGCAATTTCGGTACAGAATTTTGGTGATTCTATGTGGTAAACCTAGTTTAAACCTACGCGCAAGCCGGCCGGCACCTGACCTGGGGGGTCGGGTCAAAAATCAAAGCAAAAATCTCCGAAAAAACCAGATCCAAGGGACCCCTATCGTAAGCCCTTGATTTGTAAGGGTTTGCGGCCGCCAGGGTACAGTGTACCTGGTGCGCAGACTTATGCCGGTGACCGGTCTGCACACTCCAGTCACGCGGCCTGGTATTCTTGCGTGCCAGCTCGTGCCAGAAATATCCTGTTAAATCAATGACTTACGGGATTTTGTGCATTTTTTTGGATTTTTGGGCAGCCCACCGGCTGGCGGGGCCAGGACGTGGTTAAGTTCGTTAGAAATCTTGTTCGGGTTTGCCTTCGACTTCTACACCCAAAAGCTTGGACAATCGCTCCTTAATATCTTCCTTGGTCATAGTCTCCAGGTTGGCATTGATATTAATGTTCTGGGATCTGTTAACCGATAAGCCGGCAAGCTGATTGAGTTCTTTGATGGCCGACACAGCTGCATTGTAATGTCCACTTTCAAATGCAGTCTCCGCTACCTTCCACAACATCGTGCCAGTCTTAGTTGGCGTGATCGCATACTTCTCTGCTAGTTCATCCTGGCGAATGCGAACCGCCTTGGTGACATTCGGAAAGTTCTTGCCGTTGAGCATCTTGCTGGCTGAGTTAGCTGGGAATTCAAATCCAGCTTTACGAGCTGCTTCAGTTTGACTGCACGCACCTTCGGTGTAGTGCCAAACAAAGCTGGCTTGCATTGCGGTCAGCCCATGCTCGTCATCCTTCTCAAAGGTATCTGGAACCGACACAAGTGTTGGCTTTTCTTTTTTAGGTCTACCCGCCATATAGTTTACGTTTCTTCTTGTACATACTCTTGAACACCAGTTTACCTTCTTCTTCGCTATATAACCTCTCGTTATAATCCGATCGTTCAGCGCAGTTCATATTGTACCACTTGCTGAAGTTATCTTCGTAACTCATGTTGTCGTTATATTTGAATTCATATTCCCTCATATCTCCCTCCAAGGGGTAAGTGTACACCTACCCAAGTTAGTATGGTCATTAAGGCCCTATAACGGGTGTTTTTATGTGTTATGTTGCCTATATATATTATTCCCATAATTAATAGCTATACACTACCTATAGTAAGAACCCCAGTAAATACAAGGCTTACAGCCCAGGGTATAGCCAAGTGTTAGGTAACCTAGAATCACCAGGTCGCCGCATAAATATATACAATCTCTTTTATAGCCAGAGCTGACACAACCCAGCATGACCTTAATGCAGTGTCTCATACCCTTCCTCCGCCACTATCACGTCGGTCAGCTCACCCACCACACGGCAACCAAGATTCTCGCAAATCAGCTCGGCTTGCTCGTGCGTGTCCGCCACAATGTTCGGGCCAGTGTAGTCGTTCCCGTCCCAGGTAAACTCCGTCAAGAAGATCTTCTTATTCATCGTTTACGCGCCTGGATAATCTTCTTGGTAATCTGGCCGCACATTTCACTGCCATCATTCTTATCTGGATGCAGCTTACTCAGCATGACGTCTAGCTCCTTACGGCTGAATGAGCTGGCACTAACCGTCGTCTCTGCTCTAAGTGCATCTTGTAACCTGGTGCGCAATTGATCGCTCTCTTCCTGGGCGGCCAGCAGCTGACGTTGTGCAGCTACAAGCTGGCGCTCTGCACTCTCTCGCTCTTCAGTTTCTTGTGCAAGACGTTGCTTGAGTGCCTTGTTTTGTTTGATTAGTTCGGCATCGGTAGCCGGTGCTTCTTTGTAACCCAGAGCTGACGCAGATCCGTAATTACCAGCGCCAATAAACATAGTGCCGGAGGCAGTTGTTCCTGTACTTACAGCGCCAGTCGAATCCACATTCAAGCTGCCTACTGTTGCGGTAGTGTTGTAGATAGGTCTACTCATATTCTCCATTCATCTTCTTAAAGTGTACCCGTACAAAATACTTTCGCAACAACGACACGATAGTGAACACCAGCGTCTGAAAGACGGCCGTAGTTATCACTCCAAAGTTCAGCCAGGTTGTAAAGGATAAGACAGCCAGGGCAACCGGAAATGCCATAAAGAAGCCGACGCCTACGTCAGTTAGCGCTTCTTTAGCTGCCGCCTTATCCAATACCTTAGTCATAGTCGTCACCCTTAATCATCAAATCGTTAGCCAGTGCGCCCATGAAGAACCAAATCACCATCGGCAATATAGCCATGAGGCCCGCAACACAGCTTACAAACAGCGCCAGGTAACTAAGCAGCTTAAACGTCCAGCTAATCATCCCAGCCTTTGTAAGTGCCTGTAGATACCGGTGTATCTTCGTCTGGTGTGTCGTAATCAAGGTCATATAGTTTTTTGCCATTGCTTCTCCTGGGTTCAATCCCGTTATCTGCAAGCACACGGCTCGCATCTTTAAAGTCTGGCATCCGCGGATTAGCTATCCCCAGGTCCCGCAGTAACGCAGTCATCTGCACTGGTTTGGTTGACTTACTATCAAAATTTACGTGCTGCAATATCAGATCCTCTACGCTGGACTGCGTGCGGTAGATCTCATTCGATTCATTCAACATCTCACGTTCATCTGGTGTGAGGAACCAATTCTTTTGTCCAGGCACATACAGCGTTTCCTTTACCTCGGCCCAGAGCTGCTGCATATCGATACCATGGTTGAAGTTGATCTTCTTCACCGGTATCACCCAGAATCTTCGATTGCCTGACGTATCGGTAAGAAATTCTCTGGCGTTAACACTGGCGTAGAATGCGGTACGTCTTTGATAGGTGGTGCTTGCTCGGTCGTAGGGTAGACGCAGCTCATCACTCTTACTGGTAATGAAGGCCTTCAATTGATCTATGTCCGCCTTCTTAAAGGTAGACTCAATTTCTCCCAGCTCCACGATCCAGTGACTGACGGCACGCTTCACACTGTCTTTGTCTGTCGGGTTGAGCATGGCTCCTTCAAGTAACCAGCCCTCTTCGTAATTGGCAAGCCGCTTAAACCACAGCGTCTTACCTAATCCTTGAGCGCCCTGGAACACCAGGATGCCTTCAAGCTCCACACCATTGTCTTCACAAGCTGCCGCACAACAGCTTATCAGCCACTTCTTCATTAGCATCTCTTTGAGCTTCTCGTTCTCTGGGCTGCCAATCGTATCCAGG